CTGGTGTAAACGCACAAGCAATAGCATCAATCCAAGGCGCGGTAGGGACAGTTGGCTCTGTTTCAGTAGATGTAGACGGAGAAGCGAATGTTCCTGTAGCAGGTTTAAGTGCTACAAGTGCTTTAGGAACTATTACAGTTCATGAAAATGAGGTTGTTAATGTTACTGGATTAGCAGTCACAAGTGCTTTAGGCACTGTTACTACAGTAGCAAAAGCAAACACCAGCGTATCTGGTGTTGCAGCAACAGGATCGGTTGGCTCTGTAACAACTATAGGTAAAGCTAATGTAACACCCACAGGTCAAGCAGGCACAAGTGCACTAGGCACTGTATCGATAGCCTTGGGCATGACGGTCCAAGTTACAGGACTAGCGGCAACAAGTTCTCTAGGTGATGTAACCACAGTATCTAAAGCTACAGTTACTTTAGTTGGTCTTGAAATAACTACAGGCACACCACAAGTTCTTGTTTGGGGTATAATAGACGATGCACAAGATCCAAGTTGGACAGGGGTAACAGATACACAAGATCCAAGTTGGACAGGGGTAGACGATACACAAGATCCAAACTGGGAAGATGTGGCTTAACTATTATGCAAAAAAAGTATATAATCTAATTAATGTGAGGAAAATAAATGGCAAGCACATATGTAAATAACTTAAGACTCAACGAAATGGCGACAGGTGATGCGTCAGGAACTTGGGGTACAGTTACAAACACCAACTTGGAGTTGATTGGTGAAGCACTTGGTTACAATACACAAGACTGCTTTAGTTCTGACGCAGACGCTACCACAACTGTAGCAGACGGAGCTACTGATCCAGCTAGAGCCTTATATTTTAAGGTTACTTCATCAGCTACTTTAAGTGCTACGAGAACACTTACTATTGCTCCTAATACTGTATCCAGGGTAGTATTTATTGAGAACGCAACTACAGGTTCGCAATCTATTAATATTTCACAAGGTTCAGGTGCTAACGTAACAATACCAACTGGCGACACAAAAGTAGTCTACCTAGATGGTGCTGGAAGTGGAGCAGCAGTAACAGACGCTTTTGCTAGTTTGAATGTCGTAGATTTAAAAGTAGAAGACGATTTAACAGTCACAGATGATCTTATAGTAAATGGTGATATAGATTTAGAAGGTTCTATTGATGTAAATGGTACAGCAAACCTAGACGTAGTAGATATCGATGGTGCGGTTGATATGGCTTCAACCCTACAAGTAGACGGAGCTATAACTTCCTCTGCTGGCGCAACAATTACTGTTGCCGATAACTCTGACAATTTAACACTAACATCTACGGATGCAGATGCAACATCTGGTCCTAATGTAAATTTTTATAGAAACTCTGGTAGTCCAGCAGACAATGACCATCTTGGAGAAATAAGATTTACTGGAAGAAATGACAACTCACAAGATGTTGTCTATGCAAACATAGAAACAAGAATTAAAGATGCTTCAGACGGCACAGAAGATGGTTACTTTGATTTTGAAACTATGGTAGCTGGTACTCTTCAATCACGAATGATAATGAATGAAACTGCTACTGTCTTTAATGAAGATTCTTTAGATTTAGACTTCCGAGTTGAATCTAACGGCAACGCTAATATGTTATTTGTTGATGGTGGTAATGACCGAGTAGGCATTGGAACTTCGAGTCCTAGAGGTGTTTTAGATTTAGGTAGCGGAAGTGGCGATGGAACATTAGATAACACACCTGCAAATTATCAATTAATTTTAGAAGCAGCACAAAGTACAACAGGTGACATAGGAAGAAACATAGCATTTGTTAATAGTACACAGGATGTAAGTGCAGCTATAAATTCAGTTGATGGAGGAGCAAACCTTACTCAAGATTTGATGTTTGCTGTAGCAAATTCTGGAACTTTGTCTGAAGTTATGAGACTAGATGCAACAGGAAACGTAGGCATAGGAACTACGAGTGCTTCAAAAAAATTAGTAATTTCAGATGATGGTAATCAAGGCATTGAATTATCTCCCGCTGAATCAGGAGTAAGTCGTTTATTTTCTTATAATCGTGACACAAGCGCTTATACCACTTTACAAATACAAGGTGCAGATTTAAGAATTGGTACAGGTACAAGTGCAACAGAAAGAATGCGTATTGATTCTTCTGGCAACGTAGGCATAGGAGATACATCACCAGAAGCTATATTACACGTTTCTGGAGTAGCACCTACTTACACAAATAGTGCTACAGTTTTTTATGGTGGCACTACAAATAGTGGAACAGAAAATGGTATTTCTTTATGGTCATCAGGAGATGCATTGAGTGGAGGGCTTTCTTCTAATTTATTGTTTGCTAATTCTGCAACTCCATCACAAACTAATACAGCTAGAAGTTCTGGAAATATTCAATTCGCTAATATAACAACAGCTTCTAAAACATCAGAGATAAAATTTGGAGGTTACTATAAAGGTACTACTAGCTTTGTAGAAAGAATGCGTATTGATGGTTCTGGAAACGTAGGTATAGGAAATGACAGTCCTAGCTATTTGTTAGATGTGAAAGCAGATGCGGATGCTGATACACCTCTTATCCGAATAAGAAATGAAGACACAGGTAGTTCCGCAGCATCTAGGTTATATATGACAGCCAATGGCAATAACTTCTCTCTTTACAACTACGGAGATGGTACGGGTAATGCCAACGAAACTAGATTTAGAAGTACTGCGGGTTCTAGTTTTTTTACTTTTGCTCCTAGTTCTAGTGAAAAGATGCGTATTACTTCCGCTGGTCATGTTCATATAGATTGTACTGCTACTCCAAGTGCATCGGTACAAGGTTCATCTATTCAAGACTATCAAATGTATTCTGGTGTAGCCTCAACAAGCACAAGAAAACATAAATTATTTTTTAATGGTAATGGTGAAGTAGGAAGTATTTCAACTTCAAGTAGTGCAACAGCTTTTAACACATCATCAGATGCTAGACTCAAGGACGTTATAGGCGAAGCTAGAGGTTTAGAAGTTATCAACGCTCTTAATCCTGTAGCCTACAACTGGAAAGCAGATGGTAAAGCTGATGAAGGTTTAATAGCACAAGAGGTATTAGACATAGTTCCAAACGCAGTAAGTGGTTCAGAAGAGGAGTACTATCAAATGGATTACTCTAAATTAGTAACACCACTAATTAAAGCCATCCAAGAACAACAAGAACAAATAGAACAGTTAAAAGCTAAAATACAAACCCTACAATAAGGAGAAATAATATGGCAATAAACTATACTTGGGATGTATCAACATGCGACACTTACCCTACTAAAAGCGGTAAATCAAATGTAGTGCATAACGTACATTGGAGACTAACAGCAACTGATGATGCTAATAACGATTCAGACGGCAATCCACAAACCGCAGAATCGTATGGCTCTGTAGGTTTAGATACTTCTGATTTGTCTTCATTTACCAACTGGTCAAGTCTTGACGCAGCTACAGTACAAGGTTGGGTAGAAGCAGCTTTAGGAGCTGACGAAGTTACAGCTATGAAAGCTTCATTAGATGCTCAGATAGCTGAAAAGATTACACCAACAAGCGTTACTAAGACACTAGGATAAATTATGGAACAACAATACTTCGTAAACGTAATTCAAATATTAGACGCAGCAACAGAAAGAGGTGCTTGGAAAGGTTCTGAAATTGAAAGCATAGCTGCGATTAGAAAACAAACTATGGATCACATACAATCTTTAGCCGAGGCTTCTGAAAAAGAAGAACCTCAATTAGAATCTGTAACTAAGAAAGTAGGAGAAAAATAATGATGTGGATTAATTTATTTATGTGGGTAACAGCAATTATAGCTATAGCTTCACTTGTAGCTGCGGTTACACCAACCCCTCAAGGAGATAAATGGTTAGCGAAACTTTATAAAGTTATAGATTTGTTAGCTTTGAATATAGGCAAGGCCAAGGATAAGTAATGAGCTGGTGGGGTAAATTAGTAGATAAAGTAACTGGCACTAAAAGGGTAAAGGTTAGAGCCAGAGATGAAGACGGTAAGTTCGTAGGTGACGATAAATCTACTCCAGATGTTAATGAAGCTTACACTACTAAAAGGGTAAAAGACGAAGAATGAGTACAAACGATTCTGATTTAACATCTTTAAAAGTATACGAAAGAGAATCTGCTATCAGATTTGAGTATATTGAAAAAAGACTAGATGAAGGATCTGCAAAATTCAAAAGACTTGAAGCCCTTATTTGG